TTAGAAACGCTGCTTATTTTTTCTATCATTGTCTCTTTGATGTATTTTAGTTCCTTATTACTAAATTCATCATCAAATTCTGCCTCTGTTAGTCGTGCTGTTATGTCAATAGTATAGCCATCCTCTCGCTTAAATGATATTCTAAGTTTACCAGCATTCATGCTTTGACACTGTCTAACCATTGTGTCAAATTGGTTTGATATATCTTTGTTCTTTTCCATACCGTTTGATTTATATTTTTTATGTATATACGTATTATCGTATTCCTTTATTGACTTATATACGTATAGCCGTATATACAGCTATACGCCTGCAAAGATACATAATATATTTTATTTCGCAAAATTTTTATATCTAATTATTTACTATCACGGGATTTTATATTATCCATGATTTTTTCTATTATATTTATGCAATCTTCTTCATGAAACAAATCCAATGAGTGTTAGAACGTTTCCCCGATACATGTCCAAAGATGGGTTTCTCCGAGGTGAGTTTCAGTATTTCTGATACCTTAATGTCTGTTTCATTCCATTTGAATATTAAGAATCCTCCAGGCATTAATACTCGAAAACATTCTGCAAAGCCTTTTTGCAAGACTTCTTTCCAGTCTGCATTGCCAAGAGCACCATACTTTATCATTTGATAGCCTGTTGCCTTGTTCTTTGGACTTGGTTCATTATATATATCGCATGTCCTACAGTTCTCAATACTTCTTAGCAAATGTGGTGGATCAAAAACAACCATGCGGAAGCTATTGTCAGGGTATGGCATATCAGTGAAGTCTGCCTGAACATCGGGGTTGACCTCGAAGTACCTTCCGTCACATAATGTTGTCTTCATCTTTCTTATGTCTTGAAACAGAACCCTGTCATCATGCTTATCGAAGTAAAACATCTTACCTCCGCAACAGGTATCAAGGATTGGGCTATTTATCATATTTGTTTTCTTTTATATTAAACATTTCTTTACAGACATCCTCTGCAATTTTCCGGGCTTCTTTCTTGGAAATGTATTGGTCATCGCTTTCATCTTCTTCATTCCATGAATCTACTTCTTCCTCTTCTATATTCCACCCCCCATACTCTTTCTCAATTTGCAGGAAGAACCACAGAATAATAATAATGGCACCTATCCATCCTAAGAAGCCAATATGGAGTACCCATGAGAAATCTGCCATCAACAGTCCTCCACTCAGATATACAACAAGGGCTGCAATTATGAAATAAAGCAAATGTTTCATTTTCTATTCCCCACATTTAAGATTATTCCATATCAACTTCATAATTCCAATCACAAGCGTCACTTTCGTGAATATGGTCAGAAAGCCACTCGAAACCAGTATATACTTGCTCGTCCAAGTCCATAAAGTCACAGTTTACACACCCTCTATCCGCCAAGGCGTTTAGAGCTTCATAAATCTTTTCGCTAACTTCTACATCATGTAAACCAACAGTATAGGTTACCGTTACGGTTAAATCCTTTATCTTTTTCATTCTGTGTATACTTTTAATATTAAATGTGCTATTGAAGTTCCAATTGTACATGGAAATGATACTCGTTGCATAAACAGACAATTTGCCTGACTTCATTGGGATCCTCTCCATAGGGAAAGAAAATCATACGTTCCTTGGTCAAGCATCTGACTCCTTTCTTTCTTAAATTATACAAGAGGTTAGTCCGTCTCTTTGTCACTCTATCCATGTGTGCTGAAATTTTCTTTAAGTAGCATATTGTCCTTATGGAATGCAGCTTCAATGTGTTCTACCAAATCAATCGGTCTCGTCACATACGCATCAAACATCTGGTACATCAGCTCGGGCGTTGGTTTCTCGGACATATCAAGGACAAAAACTTTCTTGCCTTGCCCTTTCATCCAACCGGCTTCAGAATGGGCAGAGCGGCCACACGGTAAGAGGAGGACACAATAGTCCGCTTCCTGCATGGCGTGAAAATCTTTTTCAAATGCTTTGACAGCCTCGGGATGGTGAAGCCCTTCCTTGAAATCCCTACAAGTCCACTTCTCGAAGTCCTTATCGACTTTCTCCCAACTGAATCCGCTTAGTTCATTGTCCTCGGGATGCTTGAAGTCATAGGTATAGTAACCCTGAATCCGTAGGGCGTTCAATAAATTCTCGAAATACTTGTTCCGCCAGCTGCTGGCTAAATAAATCTTTAAAAATCTCATAAGTGTATTTTTTATTTCAGTAATCCTTTACATACCATCTCCACGTATTTGAGACTGTCTCTCAATACCGTATAGCTTAGACTCTCATATTCAGACCTTTCAAGAAACTCTATCTGTCTGCTGAAGACAGAATTGTCATTGTCAAATTTGTTCAGCAGAAAGTATCTCAACCACATGTCGGCACACCGGGGACGTGGCAAGTCCAAATAATCCAGGATCAGGACGGAAAGTCTCTTCTGTTCTGTACGGTTCAGCACGATGCACTCACCAGTCTCTTTGTCTATCCAGCCACAGAGCATGTGTACGGTGTTGTTCTCTCTGTCGATGGAGATTTGGAAACAAGATGGGCCGAACATCGTTTCTATCTTGTTTGCAAGACCTTGTAACTGCCAAAGGCTGATGGAGCGCTTGATAAAGAAACTAATACTCCTTATGAGCTTCATGCTGGCAAAAGGCTTGAGTTTCTTCTTTTGATAAATCAGAGCCAAGAGCTCTTCTTTCTTTTGCACAAAAGTGGCTGTCTGATAGTACTCGGGGGTACGGACGAGATCCGTAACTCCGGTTTCAATACTTAAAACATAATTAATCATACTTTTACTTGTTAGCGTTTTATACTTGGAAAGGATGCACTTACATCAATCCCTTTATCTTTCATTTCCTGAACTTGTCGTCGTCGTAGCTATGGGTGATTTCATAATAGAAAGCTGCTCCCAAAGCTACCAGCAGGACAAGGATGATTATGACATATACCATACGGCTCTATTTGCTGTTTGTGGTGATCTCAATGGCTTTTACGAACTGCAACAGGTTGTTATAACCTTTGTACAGGGGATTACACTCAATGGCATGCTTGCCATACCGATCCTTTAACGTCTTGGTTATGGTGCAGCCCATGACATCATTGGGAAAGTAGAGATAAACCATATCATAGTCATCTCCTTCGACCGAGATATGGATGAAGTTCCTTACATCCGACATAATCATGAAATCACAGTCTGAAGGCAGCCTGACAAAGCCATTCTTCTGCAAGGTCTGGTAGGCCAAATAATCCATCATGTCTGCGAATATACACAACTTGTCGCTCCTGTGCTCTTTCTCCATGGGAAGAAAAGTCACTCCAGAACTATTCAACGTCATGGGGGAGTCCGTCAGGTCTTGGCCAACAAATTCTATCCCGTTGTTCTGGTTTATGACACCCACCCCGTGATAGGTCTTGGAGAGAAAACGGTAGGAGACCGAATGAACCTCCGGAAACTCCTTAACATCAATGCCCATTATACTTGGCGTGGCAGCATCTGTCAAGGTTCTGATCCGAATATTATCGGAGCTTCCTCCTGCATGCCTGAATATAGGTTTACTTGTTTTTTCTAATTTCATTTTTCGATAATTATAGCTTTTCTATCATTGCTTGCAGTTCTTCCGTGGTGTGCCCCAAACGGAAGAAATCACTGATGTCCTTTTCCGATTTCTCTCCGGACAGCGGTAGGTCAAGTTTCTGAACGTTGTATTTCTCGCCGTACTGTTGTATCCGCAAAGCAGATTCCCTTTGTCCAGTTTCATCCGTATCATAGAGGAAAATGATTCGACGGAATCGTTGGGAAAGTTCATCCATTACATCTTCGGGAATGTTGGCCGTCTCGCTGTTAAATGTCAAGGCCGGAAATCCATGCGCCGACAGTGACATGACATCCTTTTCGCCACCTGTGACGAAAACGAGTGCTCCTTCTTCAGGCAGTTGTTCATGCCCGAAGATATAGGGCTTTGGGAAGTGGCCGGCATACATAAAACGTGTCTTTGCCTTAGGTCTGTAAATCTTCAGCCTACATCCGTCATCGAAGAAGTAT